GGGCGGGCAGTGTGATCAGGTGGCCGTGGGGCAATACGGGGCCCAGCTCGCACAGGCCGGGGTTGGCGGCATAGACCTGCTCGGTGACGCGGCCGGTGCGGCCGTAGTGCCGCCAGCAGATCAGGTCGACGGTGTCGCCTTGCTGTGCCCGTACCTGAGTCGCCATCAGATCAGCTCCACAGTGGTGCGCTGCCGGCCGCTGATCTGGCGGATCGCCAGAATGGCCTGACGGCGGTACTGGTCGATGGTCGGGTCGAGGTTGTCAGCCCGATCACCGCCCTGCAGGGTGCTGTCGTAGTCGCGGTAGCGCTCGGTCAGCTCGGCCTTGGCGAAGTTGTAGACGGCACGGCGGTACAGGGTGAGGTTGATGCTGTCGCCGTCGATCTCTTCTGCCGGTACCGCTGCCAGGTCCGCATGCCCGGCCTGCAGCTGGGTAAACCGCCAAGCAGCCAAATCGGCATTCGTGTCGATGATGCCGTTGATCAGCGCTTCGCGCAGACGCTCTGACGTGATCTCGGAGCCGATCCGCATCACGGCGCGGCAGTCGGTCAGCGAGATGACAGGCCAGAAGGCGCTGTTGACGATAACGGGCTCTTCGATGCTGGGTGAGTTGGCGACGAATCCGGTCATGGCTGGTCTCGCTTCGGTAGGTGGGCGGTGGAGGTGCGCGTCAGCGAGGTAACCCTATGACTGGACACACATCAGCACACCTGCCGCCCGACGCGTTGGGACGCTCGGTTAAGCCTGCTCTGAATCAGAGCCGGGCTTGTTCTGTTGCAGCTGCTTTTCCAGCTGCTTGATCTGGGTTTTGACGCCGCAGCCATCGTGCAGGGCGAGAGCCTCCTTCAGGTGTTCCTGCGCACTGGCAAGATTGCCCTCTTCGATAAAGCTCAGACCGACAGCTTTATGCAGTTTTGCACGCACCTCATCAGGCATGTCTTGATCGGCTGTCAGTCGCAATACCTGTTCCAATATGTATGTGGAAAGGTCGGCGCCGCCCTTAATGACGGCTTCTGCAAACTCTTCAGCAATCAACGTGGCAGTGCTGCGTTGGAACTTGTCAGGCATCGGCAGTCTGTGCTTCATGGCATAACGCGCGATATCCAGAGCATCCGCATATTCTCCGGCGTCAATGTTCCAGAGCATCAGCGTCATCAGCACATCATCAGTTACACCAGCATCAGACATCAGCACGCCGGTGATGTAAGGCTCATACTCTGGCAGTAGCTCACGCTTGAGCTCGGCGCGAGCCTTCATCGACTCGATGCCTTTCAGGCGCCGCTTGTCTTCATACAGCTTGGCCAGCATCAGCTCGTACTGGCTGGCGTCTGGTCGTACCTGTGAGTCAGCGGCGGCTGCGGCTTCCTGCGCCGCTTTCACACGCATCATGTGACGTTTAGCGGGTGAGATCATGTCAGCACCTTTTGATCAGTGGCTGGGCCGCTCCTTAAGGAGCAGCCGGAGCCTCGGTGACGATGTTTTCGATCAGGCAGCCCAGACCGTAGTCTTCGATCACGTAGGCATCGTTGGATGACTCGTAGTTCTCGATACGGTCGCGTTTCGGGTTGTCCATGAGGTGGCGACGGCGTGCACCTTCCTGGAAGTAGATCGACAGGTTATCCAGCCGGGTGATCAGTATGGTGCCTGCCGGTACGAACGGGGCACGCACGGCCGGCAGGCCGCCGACACGCTTCTGGCTGATGATCATGTCAGCCGCCAGAGTCTCGCTCGGGTCGCGGTTCTGGTTCACCAGCGGGAAGTACTTATCGGCCAGCAGCTCGCGGCCCATGATCGCCACCAGTTCGGTGTCCTCGCGGTACCAGGGCTCGATCAGGTTGTTCACGGCGTCATATACCAGCGCGTCCAGGCTCTCGTAATCACCGTCTTTGTAGGCTCTGACCTCGCCGGAACCACCTACCACTTCAGCCAGGACGCGCTCGGCGGCCTCGCTGCGGTACTTCTGCAGCCAGCCGATGTTCACGTCCTGCAGCAGAGGGTTGGTCGCCACATTGGAATCGGCGGCATAATTGGTGCCGTTGAAACCGATGGTGATGCGGTCCAGTGCCTGACGGCGCAGGATGGCGTCACGGATGCGGGTCTGGAAGTCCGGGAACTTGGCCCACAGGTCCAGCTTGGCGTAGGTGATATGGGTGTCGCTGTTGTTCTTGCGGCACAGGTAGCCGCGCTCATCCAGCGTGGTCGGATCTTTGGTTTCACGATCCTTGTTGCTGGTGTCGGTGTTGCTGGCAATGGGGCTGCCGATGCCAAGGCCCAGCTTGTCACCCTGCATATCGGTCACACCGATGATGTTGATCTTGCTCAGGAAGTCGGAGCTTTCCTGCATTTTGGTTTCCAGCGTCTGCTGGACGGTAGGCTGCACATTGAACTTCACGCTGGCATCGGCAACCTGGTTCAGTTTGCCGATCTGCTCCACGTAGGCGTTGAACTTCAAGCGGGTTTCGTTACGCATGGTCTGTCTCCAGTAATTCGGGGCTTGTGTCCGTTCAGCGGTACCGGCTTAGCAGTCGGTGACCAGCTCTCCTTTGCCGCCAGAGGCAGCCGGGCGTTGGGTGAAGTTCGGGACGGTGTCGAGTTTCTGTTTCAGCTCGGTCAGTTCGTCCTGGGCGGCTTTCAGGTCGGTCTGCAACTGCTGGAGTGCAGCGCTGTCGCCACCGTCGCCCAGCTTGCTGAACTGGTCTTTCAGGCTGGCCAGTTCACCAGCAATCGCTTCGATTGCTTCAGAGAACTCGCCGTCCTTCTCGGTGCGCTGGCCTTCGTTGCGGCTCAGCAGCTCTTTCACGCGGGCCAGCAGGGAGGTGTTGTCTTCAAACTCCAGCTCGACTTCGCGGGCCACACTGAATAGGTTTTCCGGCTTCTGCTTGCGGTCGTTGAACGGGTTGTGCTGTGCCTTGGCGGCAAACTCCAGCATCTCCGTACCCAGGGAGGCAGGGGAGTCGGTCACGGCCAGGCCGACCAGGTACGCCTCGCCCTTGTCGGCAAAGTTGTGGTCGATCTCCATGCTGGTGTAGACCTTCTTGCGCTTTTTGTTCAGGGCGATCAGATCATCATTCGGCGTAATCTGGGCGTAGAGGGCCACCTTGTCTTCACCATCGATCTGGATGGTTTCGGTCTTCAGGGCGGTTACATCACCGAAGGCGCCGAAGCTGCTGTCCGGCGCCATGCCGCGCACATGCTCGCAGTTGACGCGGGCACCGTACTTTTCGGGGTTGTAGTTCGCGGCCATCTGGGTCAGCCAGGCGGCCTCGATTTTGCGGCCGTCCGTGGTGTCACCCTCAACACCTACGCGAAACCATTTGCTTTTCAGCGCCTTCTTGGCCATCGGTCTGTCCTCGTCTGATTTCAGCTGCTGCTGTTCGTTATCGATGGGGACAGGGTGGGCGTATGCGCGTGGGGCTTCAATTCGTGCTGTATGTATAACCAGCCGCTACACGGGGCAGGACGGGGAGGGGGATGCGTTGATCGCTACTCTGGCGGCATGAATGCAATGACTGACGTGACAGAGTTGGACCCGCGACGCCTTGCCAGGCTGCTGTACTGGCAGGGGTTTCGCGTTGCCCGCATTGCGGAGCAGCTGGGCGAGAAGGCCGCCACGGTTCACAGCTGGAAGAAGCGCGACGCCTGGGACGAAACCAAACCGATCGAGCGGTGCGAGTTCGCCATAGAGGCTAGACTGATCCAGCTCGTAATGAAAGACCCCAAGGAAGGGCGCGACTTCAAGGAAATAGACTTGCTTGGTCGCCAGATCGAGCGTATGGCCCGGGTGCGCCGGTACGAACAGCCCGGCGGCCATGAGGGTGACCTGAACCCGAAGGTGGCCAACCGCAACAAGGGCGAACGCAAAAAGCCGACCAAAAACGAGGTCACGGATGAGATCGCCGAGCAGCTGCGGGCGGCGTTCTTTGATGAGCTGTTTGGCTACCAGAAACACTGGTACCGGGCGGGTGAAAAGTACCGTATCCGCAACATCCTCAAGTCCAGGCAGATCGGGGCCACATACTACTTCGCCCGGGAAGCGCTGCTCGATGCGGTCGAGACCGGCCGCAACCAGATCTTCCTGTCGGCATCCAAAGCGCAGGCCCACGTCTTCAAGGAATACATTCAGGCGTATGCCCGCGACGTGGCTGACTGGGAGTTGACCGGCGACCCGATCGTGCTGTCCAACGGGGCCACGCTGTACTTCCTCGGCACCAATGCCCGCACGGCCCAGAGTTATCACGGCAACCTGTACTTCGATGAGTACTTCTGGACCTACCGCTTCCAGGAGCTGCGCAAGGTCGCCTCCGGCATGGCGATGCACAAGAAGTGGCGGCAGACCTACTTCAGCACACCCTCCAGCCTGAGCCACGACGCATACCCGTACTGGTCCGGCGAGCTGTTCAACAAGCGGCGCAAGAAGGGCGAGCGGGTCGATATCGACACCAGCCACGCAGCACTGAAAGACGGCAAATACTGTGACGATGGGCAATGGCGCCACATCGTCACAGTGGAAGATGCGGTTGCCCAGGGCTGTGACCTGTTCGACCTCGACCAGCTGCGTCTGGAGTACAGCGAGCCGGAATACGAAAACCTGCTGATGTGCCAGTTTGTCGACGACAACAAGAGCCTGTTCGGCCTGATGATGATGCA